CAAGGTGTTCACCAGAGGGTATTTCGCAGATGTGATTGCCCACGAGGTCTGCGTCAATGGGAATGCTCTTGCTGTCATGACGAAACTGGAGGAGGCGGACGACAAGTTCATTGGACACGTCTATACGATTCTCCCGGTCAAGTCTCAGGGTGGGGACACGCCTTATGATGCGTTAATAATGGACAATGAGAATCCTATGCCCCTGCCCTTCACCATCCAGACTGTTATGGACGACATAGGAGTGCCGCCTACCGAGGTCGCATCCGAGTATGGTGTAGTCATCTTCGCCAAACCTCCGAACGACCCGAAGAAGGGTGGGGGTCCCGGTCAGTCCAAACCGGTCACCAAGGAGGAGGAGATGCGGAAGGAGTATGTGACGCACGTGAAGGAACGCCGCTACCACCAGACCATTGTGAATGATTGGAAGGTTCTGAAGGAGACCACCCGCATCCTGTCCGAGGGCGGTATGGAGTCGCCTACCCTGCGGAAGAAGAGAGAGGCGGCAGAGGAGACCCAACGCCTTCTGGCACGGGATTACCACATTAGGGAATGGACGCATTCTCGGTTCCAGGCGTTGCGTACCCTTGCGGAGGAGTCGAGTGCGGCACTGCCCGGCATTGAGGCGAAAATCCGGTCCCTGAAGTCCAAACTGCGGGACGTGGATGTTGTGGAGGATTGGGCAGTCGTACGCCCGCGACTCCGCGGTGGCATCAAGCAGGAGGACCTGGACACCTATGACCAGATTGAGAATGTCCAGGAGTCGCATACGGGAACAGACTCCTTTTCCATCCTGGTCGCCAACGCCCGGCGGCGGTTGAACTTCTTCGCCAAACCCTCCGTCTTTACGGCAGAGGACCGAGTGGTCCTGGGGGATGCGATGACTGAGTTGGATGATGTCCTCAAGACATACGAGGACCAACTGAAGGCGGCGGGGAAAGAAGTGTCTATTGATGAGGCAGGAGAGAAGGCGGTGAAGCGTCTGAGACGGAAGTGGGAGAAGTTCATCGACAGGGTGAATGCTATGAAGATTCAGGAACGCCCGCCCATCTCTCCTCCAGTCTCACCCAAACCGGCAGAAGGCAAGGGACGGACTCAGTCCTTCGAACATCTACTCGGTGTGATGGGGTATGCTCCCGCAGACTACCTGCGAGATGTCCGGGCAAAGGCACGCAAGGCAGGGTATGACCCCAAGGCGGTAGACCTGTCCGAGGATGGGACGCATAAGGTTCAGATTCATACTCCAGACGGACGAACTGTAAAGTTCGGTCGGGTTGGGTATGGGGATTTTCTGATTTGGACACATTTGGAGAGGCGAGGCAAGGCACCAAAAGGGGTCGCGAAACAGAAGCGTCAGGGTTTTCACAAGTCGCACTCGGCGATTCGTGGTGATTGGCGTAGCAACAAGTATTCGCCAAACAATCTTGCCATTGCTCTGCTTTGGTAAGTCTTTTGAGGCATCACCTCTCCAAAAGTATTTTTAAGATGGATTGCGGAACCCCGCGTCTTTCTTAATGGTACATCGCCATCGCGTCCATGTGACCCTTGTGGGACTTCTTCGCCGCACCGACCTTACGCTCCAGTGCCTCCTCCGGGGCATGCGGGGCAGCGGTGAGGATGTCCTGCTCCGTAAGCACACCCTTGATGATGCGGGACGAACCCTTGATGGTCTCGAAGAAACCACTGGAGATGGGGACGATGTAGAGGTTGACACCGCCCGCCGCAATCGCCGAAGAGAACTGGTTGCCGATGGTCAGGTTCATCTGGAGGGTGAAGTTGCCGACCAGACCCGGTGCCTGCCCCGCCTGGAGGGCAAAGTCGCGACCCGGGCGGAGAACCAGGGGACCGCCCACCGTCGAGATGAGGGAAGTCGTGGAGGCACCCGTAAGACCCTGCTTGGACTCGCCCGTCCAGGTCGCAAAGTCCATGTCCAGACCGTTGGCGACGGACATCTTGTAGAGTTGGTACTGCGTGTGGTTGGCAAGCAGACCCGAGAAGTTGTCGAAGTTGATGCTGACCGCCTCAATCGGCAGCGTAAAGTCGCCGATGAACGGGGACCACGTCAGACCACCACCCGCCGCAAGAGGGGCAGGAGCATCCGTCACGAACAGCGTACCGCCCGGGGTCGGCGGTTTCAGGTAGACCAGGAGCAGGTCCGGGATGTTCGGCAGGGTAATCGTGTTGGACGCAATCTGAACTGACCCGTCCGCGATGCCGCGAGAATTCACCACCGCATTCCGCGTGGTCGGAACCTGCTGGATGCCCGTCGTGATGTAACGCGGGAACTCCATGTAGGGGACGATGGACTTGGGCGGCAGGGGGACATCCAGTGCCGGCGTAAGGAACTGGACGGACAGGGCGGGTTGAACCGGGTAGGGGGCATACGAACCACTGATGCCCGTCGCCCACGTGACCGCACTGACGCTGGACACGGTGACACCGCTGCCGACCGTCTTGCCGATGAGGGACGAACCGAACCGAACCGCACGAGACGGCGACGCGGACATGTTCATCTGAACCTGGAAGTTCTGGACACCGAAGAGACCCGTGGAGAGGTCGTGCGAGTCGCCGAAGATGAACGGCGGCAGGAGGAGTTTCTCCGTCGACTGCCAGCGGATGTAGAACGTGTTCGACGCCGCCGCCGTCGCTACCGCAACACCGCCCGTCACGGGGGTCACGCCCGTAGAGTCCACAAACCACCACTGCGTAAAGGCACCGTTGGGTTCCTCATCCGGGGAGTAGCGACTAGAAATGCCGCCCAGCGGGGAGTTGGGGTAATCCGCCGCACTGAGTTCGACACCGTAGATGTCAAGCATCGTCGGGCAAGTCCGCTGCTTGCGGTTCTTGGCGACATCCTGGAGGCGAAGAACCTGGTTCAGCACGTCCTGCGTGTTGACCGTGACCGTCGCGTCGTTGATGGTCGCCGTCATCTGGGACACGCACTGGTGCGAGGGGAACGCCGCGAGGGCGACATCCACACCCGGAACCAGCACCGCCGAACCCGCCGTCGCCGTACCGCTGTACGTCACCGTGAACTGAACCACGCCGGACGACACCCAGTCAACCGCCCGGTCAATGAACACATTCTCGGACGGGACGATGACGTTGAACTGCTGCGAAGACTGGTTGGCAGTCTGGGCGTTGAAGGTCACGTTCGTCAGGGAGAGAGCACCCTTCTCGACGGCATACTTGGGTTTCGTCTGAATCACACGGGGGTCGTAGACGGAATACTTGGACACCTCAGAAGTCGCCATTTATAAAGACGCTCCGGAGATTTTTTGAGACTGAACGACGAACGCTAGGCGGACTTTCTAAGGAACCGGAGGCGGAGGTTCATGGTGCCGGAGTTGTACATCCGAAGGGGGATGAGTTCGTTGGTGAACCGGTTCCGCCATAGGACACGGACATCCAGGTTGCTGAGTCCATCATGAGAGGGGTCAAGGGCGGAGAAGAGGGGCGTGAGGGGTTTGTACTCGATGAACCCACGCCACATGTCGGCGGTGAGGGCGTTAATGGGGGTCTCGAGGAGAACCTTCTGGGCGGCACCCGTGGAGGCAGTGGTGCCACCTTCGTTGCTCTCGCCGATGAGTAGGGGGGCGGCGTTGCCCTCAAACCGGACGGGAATGGAGGCAGTGGCAAGAACGATGGAGGCGACGGGCGACCACAGGGTTCCGGTGGAAATGTAGTCCTGCGTCTCGCGGATGTAGTAGAGGGTCACAGAGTTGGTCGGCGGGTAGGGAGGCGAGAGGGTGAAGATGGACCCACCCCGCTGGTCGGGAATGACGTTGACGATGTTCTCCGGGTAGAAGACCGGGGACACGTTGCCCGCGGTCATGTCGCCCGCCGCCACATCCGGGGACTGAACCGTAGAAGAGATGCCGACATACCCGTAGGACGAGGAAGTGTCGCCAAAGATGGCATCGCCACCGCCATAGTAGACAGTGTCAAAGTTGGTCAGGAGACCCTCGAGGTTGCTGTTGAACCCGACGAAGGAGAACTCACCGCTGCCATACCCTGTCGCGGCACTCACACCAAACGGGATGTAAGGGGCGAGGGGGTCGGACGACCCCGTGGTGGCATCGGCGACATCGTTTCGCGGTTGGGCAGCAGTGCCATAGGGCAACCACGAGGTATTCGCGTCCTGGCACAGAGAGAAGAGACCCGTGTTGGGGTCAAACTCAAAGAAGGGGCAGGTCGTACCCGCCGTAAGACCCAGACCGCCATCAATCACAGGTTGCTTCACCTTATACATCACATCACGCCACGCCGCGGTCAGAGCATTGTTGACCAGGTTGAGGAAGTGCTGGTAGGTGTAGCAGTAGTAGTAAGGGGTCTCAAACTGCCGAGGGAAGGCACTGGGCGGGACGGGAACCCACGGAACCTGAACCTCCGGAACCCAGGTGATGGGAACCGTGGCGAGAACCTTGGTACCCGCCGCATTCTGCCATCCGAACGAGACGGTGTAGATTGTGTAGTTGAAGTCCGCCTGATTCGGGACAATCTGCGGGATGAGGATGGGGAGATTCTTCTGACCGCCGTTGATGGTGAAGTTGTCCACGCTCACCACATACTTGGATGTGTCTTTGATGAGCGGGTTCTGGCGAGTGTCCTGAAAGAAAATCTGCGGGTCCTCGGAATCCTGTGTCGTCTTGACCTGATTGTTCACCACCACGGCATTGTAGTAGATGTAGTCGCTCTCCGCAGAGGCACCGGTGATGACTTGCTGGGTGAAGGACATTTGTGTTTAGCAACGATTTTCTGCGGGCGGTTCTTACTTGCCGATGAGATTGTAGGTGAATCCACTGACGAAATCGTCTGGACTTACCCCGCTCGCCTTGACCATTTTGGTATACTGGGGGAGCGACAGATGTTTGAGGTAGAGGCGAGTAAGGCAGTGGCGACCGCATGTATTGTTGTCGTTCTTGTCCTTTTGGAAGGCAGTCTGGTTAATGACCAGTTTGTAAGGGGAGGCACGGATGAGTTTGGAGAGTTTCTTAGTGTCCTGCCCAAACTGCTCCAACTCGTCTGCGGACAACCATTTGGATTCACCGTCGGGTCCGTACCCGCCATAGGGGTCAAAGTATTCAATGACCTGAGTGCCGCGACGCTTCAGCAGGCAAACCCAGTGACCCGTGTTTTCATCCTCGGTAAGGTAAAGCAACATCAGACGACCCTTCTCGTCCAGCACATCGTCCAGCGTCTGTGCCTCGAGGAGTTCAGGGTAGGACACGACACGGAGAGTAGGAATCACCTTTCTCATG